ATGGCCACAGATACATCTGATAAAATAGTAGAGGATTTTAAGGGTAAGAAAGGTAATGAATTTTCTACAACAGTAGCATTAACCCATGACTTTGAGCGCAATACCTATCATTTGAAACTTGATAAAAAGAATCGCTCTGTCAGCATGAAAACCCCTGAAGGTCAGGGGATGGAGATGCGTGATGCAGAGGCCCCTTGTGAAAGCTTTACAGAAGCTACTGGCCCAGAAGAACGTGGATTCTTTATGTCGAGAACATTCGACCTTGCTGTTTGGCGTGATAAGTTAAATAAGATGTATATCGGTCTTGATGATCGTCAGCAGCTGATATTGATTCGTAATGAATTAGATAAGATCCAAATTTTTGCAGATGGCAATGTAGAGGTCATCTCCAAGAAGGATATCAATATGAGGGCTGCCAAGAACATTAATATGAAAGCCGGTGGAAGCATTTGTATGGAAGCTGCTGGTGGTACAAAATGGACTGTCAGGGCAGGCCATGTTGGAACTAATGACCAACTTCGAGCTGGCCGTATCACCTGCATAACAATGAAAGGCTTACACGAGGATATTGATATTCCACAGCATCCGGCTGGCCCAGCTCCAGTGGGAGTTAATACTGATTGTGACGTAGCTGTCCCAATAGAAGAAAAGATTGAACCACGTAAGCCAAAGCCATTTAACCAGGGATATAATTGCGCTCCGAATAAGCCAGAAGCCACTCCAATTCCACCAGAAACGTTCTCGGGTGGTGGAGGCGGATTCGGCGGAGGCGGAGGCGGAGGCGGCGGCGGTTCTCCGGGTGAACCACCACCTCGTAGTCCAGGCAGTAATGTCGATACTCCGCCGGATATTATTGTCAATCCAACGCCGACTCCGGAAGATCCTTTGGAGCCGTCTGGTGGCGCGTTGTTCTATGGATTATCGACTGTTTTCAAGGATGAGGTTACAGAATTTGGTCTCCGGTTGGATTCATTCGCTAATAATGAAAATATACCACCAAATACTGATGCGACTAAGATTATACTATTCTTCAATACATTCCTGGCAGCGGATGCTGCTGAGGAGTCTAAGAAGCTCCATGGTGGTCGGGCATTGATCTTGCGCGTGACGGGTGTCCCAGATGCCAGTTTAGTGACCTATAAGACTGATGAATTGATTGCTGAATATGAGGGAGATATCCCAATAGAAGGAATCGAATTCTTTGACGAAGAGCCGGAGCCATAAAAATATACTATAGCTTATCATGATTATTCGTTTTCCAACAGGTCTATATCAAGATGCAGGCCAACTTCCGGTTGATCCGGACGACTCTGGCAACGTAACTTTCGTAATATCCAATGATGATCCAAGTCGTTCTACAGCCCTAACATTGCAGCTTCCAGTTGCGGAGGAGCTTAGGAAGCGCGATCCGTTGATTTATAGTGACTTGGTAAGACGAACTGCGTTCGGGGAATTGGTATTCACACTTGTGGAAGCTAATCGTAATGAGACAGGCACTAATCGAAAAACGTTTGCGGTCGGTGAACTACTAGATTTTACAGATGAGGAAATTGATTTACCGGATACGAAGAGTGTCCCCAAACAAATTGATCTACAACATAATACAAATGTCCTAGATCTGGAGGACGCTGGTCTGACGGAGGATGAGATTGTAGGATTGTCTCTAGCATCCACTGCACGAAAGAAACAGCTGCAGGCAGAGGTTACTTCTCTGCAGGCATTACTAGCGGATCTAGAAGTCGCAATTGCTGAAAACCAAAAGCGACTCAATGAGACTCGAAAAATAATAAACGCGGCCTCTGAGGTTGATCCTAATAGTACAGTAGTTGCAAAGTTGGAGACGCGTGAAGAAGAATTGGTTGAAAGTCGAGATTCACTGATCTCACAGTTTAATGAGACTAATACGTTGCTTTCAACCACAGTTGATTCTCTCGTGAAGGTATCGGAGTTGGTGAAATAATGGCAAGTATATTCTTTGGTTTTAATCCACCGTTCTTCCGCGAGGGCGGCCCAGTAATGCCCGTCCAAACTGATGAACGTTTAGTTAAAAATGATCTCCTCCAGTTACTCTTAACAGTACCTGGTGAACGTGCATTCAGACCTGATTTCGGGACCGAATTACGTAGAACAACTTTTGAACCACAAGATCGTCTTACGATAGATACATTAAGACGAGGAATATTGGAAGCTATCAGAACTTTTGAACCTAGGGTTCAAGTAACTGAGTTATTAATTGAGCGGGTCTTAGATGATACGCAATTAGAAGTTAAGATTAGGTCATTTATAATTAACGATCCGAGTATACAATTTGTGCTAGAACTGAGAGTTCCAGTTGGTACTCCAGTTACCCCCGCACCACCTAATCAGGTAGCAACATAATGGCGGAAGAAACAGTCTTTTTAGTCCCAACGCAACCGCAGGAGTTCGGCGTTGTTCTTACTCCGGCAGAGCTTCGGCGTATCAATTTCAGCGCCTTAGATTTCGTAACTTTACGGCGAGCGTTAGTTGAATATATCAAGACATACTTCCCAGAAGATTTTAATGACTTCGTAGCCAGCAACGGTGTAATCATGTTCACCGAGTTGGTGGCTGCTGTAGGCAATATTCTGTCGGAACGTAGTGACATTCTGGTAGATGAATCATTCTTACCAACAGCGCAGACCAAAGAAGCCGTTATTAATCATCTGCGTCTTATCAACCAGGAAATTCAGAGAGCAACTCCTGCAATCGTTGATCTTGAAGCTACAATTGGGTCGCCTTCATCGTCGGATGTTAATATCCCAGCAGGGTTGAGATTTTCGCTTGCTGGAGCGGATGGCCGCCCGTTGACATATGAACTCTTCCGTGCCCCAAGTGATTTTACAAGCAGTGTTACAATACCTCGCGGCAGGCGAGGTGTCATTGGGTTTGGTATTGAAGGACGATTTGCAGATCCTATCATTGTTGAATCAGCTGGAGGTACGGATCAGGTTATAGAGATTTTGGACCAAAATGTCATCGATGAACCTATCATTGTAGAGGTTGCAACCGATGAGGATGTAGAAATATTCACACGGGTCGAAGCTATTGAGCGTTTTGGGCCAAACGATTCGGTATTTGAAGTCCGTTTTCAAGAAGATCGGGCTCGAGTAGTTTTTGGGGACGACGTCACTGGTAAGGCTCCTCTGCCGGGTCAGATAATCACTGTACGTTACCGTATCGGCGGCGGCATCCGTGGACGCATTGGTTCTAGCATTATCAATGAAGCGCGGGCTGTAAGTCCAGATCCACCAGTTAGTGCACCAATTGAAGTTCTTTTCCGTAATCCGCAACCCAGCTCTGGTGGTACCGATGAGGAAACTTTAGAGGCAGCAAAGGCACGCGCTCCTAAGGATGCGGCGACACTAAACTCTGCTACAACTGGTGAAGATTATGCTCAATTGTCGAAGTCCTTTACGCACCCACATTTTGGATCCGTTCTGAAGTCTGTAGCGGTATTAAGGACTGGCGTAGAGGGCGATCTTGAAACTCTAGCTACTGCCGTTAGGGATGCTCCTACTGTAGAAGCAGCAGCTGCTTTACTTGATGCGAATTTTATTAATCGCAATATCGTAGAACTCTATGTTCTAGCCGAGGGTCCTGATGGTATTCCAGTAAAGCCTAGCACGGGCTTGAAACAGGGGTTAGAAACATTCTTCAGAGACCTCGCAGTTCTAACCGATGAAGTGCGTGCTCTTGATGGTGAAATTAAGGCTGTTGACGTTGAAGCTAGTATCATTATCAGCAGGACTGCTGATGCTGGAACCATCAGAGAATCTGTTAATACAGTTATTGATGATTTCTTTGCTCTAGATAAATTCGATATGGGTCAGGGATTCAATCTTAGTACTTTATACTCAGCAATTCAAAATGTTCCTGGTGTGAAATTCGTTACGATCTTCGATCCTGTAGATGATATTCTATCAACAGGCGAGCTTGCCGAAGAAGGATCGGCAGGGATCGGCTTCAATGAATTGCTTACGCTAGGTGAGAAGAATCTACAATTCTTCTTTGAGAAGGGCGCGGCTCAGCAACTAACTTAAACCAATTCTTTGGCGATCACTTCTTTGAAGCGTCCGTATACATCAGACACTAGTTTCGTCACATCATAGAAG